TTACGACCAAACTCATTCCAGTCATAACCATCAATTAGTCCAGCATCTTCAATTGGATTATCAGTAACTACCTTTTTATCTGCAATAGGAATCATCTCATCCTTCATGCCAAACTCATCATAGTCTTTGCCGTCAATCTTGCCGTCTGATTTTTTAGTAACTGCCTTATCATTCTCTGCATCTGATACTTCCATACCAGAAGAACCATCATCTTCAACCATACCAAACTCGTTAAAGTCTGCACCATCAATCTTTCCAGGTTCGTAGTTATAATCTTTTTTGTTAGGCTTAATGTCTTTTGTACTAAACATACCATCCATTGAACCAGTTTCCATTGCTTGTGCTTTCTTAATACCTAAAGCATTTAACAACATGTCTTTCAAGAACGAGCGTTGGTCGTCCATATCATTACGACCACCTTGTGAGTCACCTCTTTCAGACTGACCTATTCCATAGAAGTCATCCATAAGTTGTTCTTCAGTCATCTTAAATTTTTTAGCAGTAGCTTTTAAACCATTTTTAATATAGTAGTCAACAATCTCTTGTTTTTTATCCATGTCGTAAGTTGCCATATTATTCTCCCTAATTAATTATATTCCAGCTGGATACTTCTTTCTACCTGTAGTATAAACTGGGAAACCAGCGGAACCAGATAAAGTTCTAATGCCAACATTACCCCAATCTACTTCTTTGCCTTCTGCAGATTCTCTAATTGCAGTAGCTAATGGTGATGCAGAGATAGGCATAAACTTACCACCAGCCCATGCAACAAGCTCTCTAGGATTCCCTCTTTCTAAAGTAGGACCAACTGCTCCACCATGTTTAAATGAAATGTATTCTTTACCCATTCCAAACTCAACCATTGCTTTATATAAAGAACCAGACTTGTTCCATGCAGTATGTTGTGGGTTTGTTAACCAATGGAATGGTTCAGCAATCTGTTTAGATACAACCATTTCTTCTCTTTCACCTAAATTTAATCTTCCAGTTTTCCAGAAATCCTCAATATCAAAAGGCACTTCATCTTCGTCTGCAAATGCATTGTATAAACCATAAGCTAACATTGTGGTGTATATACCTGCTCTAGCTAGATAATCAAAATACAATCTAGCTTCATACATTTCTGCTGGGTTTAGTTTTTTACCTGTCTTAATCTTATTAACAGTAGCATCTTTTAAAATACCAAAACCTTTAAACGCTACCATGAAGTTTGATATTGTCCAGTCTGGTGCAAAGATACCCAAGTTTGCCCACTTTAATTTACTAGGCGTTGATAGTGTTGCTGCTAAATCATACAATGCACCTTTAGGATTGTTGGCATTGTCAATTGCTTTTTGTGCAAATTCAGCAGATAGTTGTTCCCATTTCTGTCCACCAAATGCATTGTTTACATACTTGGCAGCTCTAGTTTGTATTTCAATTTCTGGTATTTGAGGTTTTCTTTGAGATGCTAATTTTCTATTAGTAGCATAAGCTCTGTCTTTTGCAGTTAGATATGCAAATACTTTGCCATAATCATGAATCATATCCCATGTCCAAAAATCTATAAAGTCTTGTACTTTTCCTAAGCCAATTGCATCTACAACACGCTTACCTTGTTTATAACCAGGCTGTACTAACACATCAGTTTTCATTTTTCCAGTAGGAACACGACCACCAATTTCTTTAAGTATCTGATGTTCTACAAACTCACCATCTTTAATACGACCTTCCATAAGTGAGCGTACTCTTTGTAGTCTTTCTTTAGCTTGTAGTCTACCTGCTTTAGTTAATACAGAACCTTCACCAAATACAGGTAATGCACCACTATAAAGTCCAGATAGCAATAGTGCTTGTGCATGGAAGAATGAAAATGTAACCGCAAGACGCTTCAACATATTGTTAAAGTTTAAAATCTTGTCTGCAAATGCAACATTGCCAGTTTCAATCTTAAATATATCTTCTAATGACTTCTTAACTAGCGGATGTATTAGTGTATCTCTTAATGCTGGATGTGATGCTTCTCTATATCCATTTCTTCTAGCCATTTCAATAGTAGCTTTTTCTGTTTTAGGAACAATTAAACCCATTGTTTGATTATCACCATAAGCTATGCCAGTTTTCTTTAACACGCCCACAATTTCAGCACCCATAATAGCTTTACCCATCGACTTCATGTAAGCACCTAATATTTCTATAGGGTCTGTTTCTATATTGTATTTTTTAGCTAGTTCTAATACTGTACCTTCAAGTTTTCTTTGGTTTCCGTAACCAGACTTGCGACTAAGTTGTTCAGTTACTAATGCAACTGCATCTTTAAATTGACCTTGTGTAATCTTATCTTTAAATACATGAGTTACATAAGTTTCAGCAACACCTTCATCAAAAATATCACGCCTAATGGCTTTGCTTTTCATTTTTTTAAGTAACTTTCTCCAAACATCAACAAGTTCTTTTTGGTCTGGCGTTATTCTTGTTTTAGCTTGGTCATATTCTTTTGCTAGTTGTTTATCTTTAGGTTTTTTCTCTAGCAATAACACAAAATCTCTTCTGCTTTCTTTGTCTGGGAACTCTCGTTTAATTGCTTTTACTAATGAAGCTCCTTCAGCTTCCATAATATCTCTACCTTTTTTAGCATCAGCAAATACATCGTATGATTTCTTTTTAAGTTTTAATGCATTAATGTTTTGACTTTTTAATACTGCTCTACCACCACCTAATGCCAATGCTCCTAGCATTGCACCAATAAACGGGTCATCTTCAAATAAAACAGCACCACCTACAGCTCCAATTGCAGCAGCTTTACCTATTTGCATACCAGTTGCTCTAGTTGGAGGTGTTAATGCTTCTTCTCTAAATACAGTTTCATAACTTGCAGGTGCTTCAGTTTCTTCACCTTTGATTCTTGCTTGTTTGCCTCTACCTTTTTCGAGTTCTTGAGAGAATTTACTCCAGTTGTTTTGATAGTTAGCTTTTTCAGTTTCAAATATTTTAGATTGAGGGTTTTCAAATCTTTCTTTTGCTATGTTTCTAGCAGATAAACCAAGTGCTTCTTCACGACTCATACCTTTGTTTTTGTTTTGAAGATTGTCAGCACCTTTAGCCATTGCTTTTTTAATACTTTCTTCAAGAACTTTTTGAGTTTCTACTGCTACACCTAATCCTGTGTTTGACTGAATCATTTGTTCTTCACGAATCTTTTTGGTGTTTTCAATAACTTTATTTTCCCAAAAGTTATATCGTTTTGTATGGTCTAAACCTTTAGGTAATGCAACACTATCATCAAATGTCTTGCCAAAACTTTCTCCACCCTTAGGAGTTTCTGGTGCTTTGGTTGTAGGTTTCTTAACAGGTTCAAATGTTCTAAGATTTTCTATGGTATCACCATATTTCATTCTTACTGGACCTTGACCTTTGGATAAATCAGATTCTGCTTTTTTGCTAAGCATCTTTTGTATAACACTTGGACCAGTTTCATAACCAGTCTTGTTTACTGCACCAAAGAATGTACCTAGCAAACCACCCATTGCAGCACCTTTACGAACATTATCACCATCAAGGTAACCTTTAAATGTTAAGTCATGCAATCCTTCGTATGCAGCACCATAAGTAGCACCCTCTAGACCACGACCTAAGATGCTTTCAAATCGTTTTATGTATTGAGGCTTTACATTCTTGGCAAGTTTTGCCATTTTTTGAGCTTTAAGTGCAGCCTGTGTGCCTTTTTCTATCATTCCAGGAATGCGAAGATAACTAACTAATAATAACTCTGGGTCTTTTACAACCATTCCAGCTAATGCACCTAGTGTGTATCCTGGATTTTTAGCCATTTCAATGATGCCATCTATAACATCAACATCATCTGGCGTATATCCGTATTTCTTTTGTACTTCTGTTATATCTTGATTCTTATTATCATAAGCATCGTACATATCATTTTCAAACTCACGCATAGTTGCGTTGTTTGCAGCACGAGATTCTTTTTCTTCCTCAGTAAGAGGTTGAGATTTTTCTAATGTAGAGTAGTAGTTTTCTAATGCAATAGAGTCTGTGTAACCAATGCTACTACCAAACTGCTCCATGTTATATTTAAACCATTTGCGTTTTTCTTCATCATCAGTAAGAAGAAATTTATCTTCAAAGGCGTTCCATATAATTGAATCAACATCGCTAAATCCTGCTACAGGACTAGCAATAACGCCTTCTTCTCTAGGTTGTGGAGTTGTTTGCTGCCAGTACTGTTTTTCAGCGGCAACTTGCTCAGGACTTTTGTTATCGTCAAACGCTAAATAACCAACACCTTCTACAAATTCTACGCCCATATTTTAAAATAACCAATCAAAGAATCCTTCATCTTCCTTTTCAGGTTGTTGAGGTGCTTTACTTTTAATTAGAGTAGAGCTTTGAGGTACTGTACTTGCTTTAATTAAATCAGCAATACCTTGAGAAGTAGCACCACCACTCTGTGCATACAAACCTAAATAATTATCAAATGTTTCTGCATTAGTAAGTATTTGTTGCATATCTGATTTAGATAATCCCATACTACCTAACCAATTAGAAAAACCTTGTGCTTCGTTTTTAAGTGTACTTGTAAAGAAATCTTTAGTTCCCTCTGAAGCTAAATCAAAATTTTCATTACCCAATGCAATCTTACCAAACTGTTGACCAATGTCACCTGTTCCATAAATACTTTTAAATCTATTTGCTACAGCATCTAGTTGAAATTTACTTGGTTTAATAGCTTCAGCCATGTTTTTAGTTGTAGTTGCACTACTTGAGGCTAAATCTTGAAATGTTTTGGCTAGTTCTCTATCGCCTAACTCAACACTTCTTGCAGCCATTTGTGAATATGTATTAACATTTTTTGGTGCAGAACCAAACTCTGAGTCTAATGCTGCTAAAGCTCTTTGTCTAATTCGTGTTGGGTCAGTTGGAGTCATTCCAAACATCATCCTTAAATTATCCGCATCAGTAGTTGCTGCCTGTACATCAGCTCCAATTGCAGTTTTTCCTAAATCATAAATACTCATAATTAATACCCAAAGTAATTGTAATCATCAGCTGGAATACCAGATGAGTTAAATAAGCCACCAACAAAATCTGTTACATAAGGCTGTGCTTTATTAGCCAATTGATTATATAAATCAACTTTAGCATTTGTTTGTTGTTGTGATGCTAAGTTAGATGAAACTTGTGGTAATGCTGTTCCATAGGCTTGTAATCCAGCTAATGCAGGATTAGGAGTTACTTTACCAGCAGTAGCTAAACTAGAATATTCCATAGGCAAACCAGCAATTTTAGTTCCAGCACTTATATCACCACTTTCATAAGTACGATATTGTTGTCCTATGTTTAGTATATCTTTTAATGCTGTTTGTTCATCTAATAAGTCTTGTGTAGCAAATGATTCTTCTAATGCTTCTTGTTGTCCAGCACCACCAGTAGAACCTAATCTACCTTGTTCAAATAATCTTGCTTCTAAAGCTTCTCGTTTTAATCTTCTTTGTGGTTCCCTTAATGCACTTCTTTCTTTTGATAAACCCATTGCAGCAGCAACTGGGTCTTGAGTATATTTTTCAATAATAGGGGAATAAGTACCAGCTCTACCCATTAATCTATCATAAACAGCTTGATATTCTGGGGATAAAGATTGTTCAACTGTGCGTGATTCAGTATCAAAATTTAAACCACCATAAGCTCCAGTAACATCCCAAGGCATAGCATATTGATAAGCATCTTTTACGGCACCTGTTGTTGCTTGACCAACAGCACCAGCAGAACCACCGCCACTACTACCACCACCGCCAAGTACAGCACCACCAATCATTCCGCCTAGTTGTGGCATACCAAAAGCACTACCTACTGCAGTTCCTAGTACTTTTCCTGCTATTCCGCTAAATAATCCCATAATATGCTCCTAATTTCTTACCATTCTAAAAGAATTGCTCCGTCTTGTCCATCAATACCTACACCTAGTCCAGGCTGTCCACCACCATTACCATATCCAGAACCTCTATTGCTTGAGTTTCCGCTAGGAGGTGTACCAGAACCATTTGTTCCGCCAGTAATAGCACCTACATAACCATATCCAAGATACAGGTCTGGATGAGGACCTCTACCACCATTACCTAAACCAGAGCTTTGACCATCTGGATGTTCTGTTCCTGTAACACCAGGAGTACCACCAGCACCACCATAACAAATTTGACAACCATATCCACCACCAGTTGCTGTAACTAATGCAGTAGCACCTCTTTTAATTATTGTATCTTCACCAGATAAACCAGTACCTAATGTAGAGTTGTTTGGATTGTATGAATAATTAGAATTAAATCTATATGATGCACCATAACCTCTAAGTCCAACTACCATAGTTAATGTTTCACCAGGAGTTGTAGATATTGTTCCAGTTGCTTTACCACCTGCACCACCACCTGAACCTACCCAAGCATCACCATTATTATTACAAGCACCAGAACCACCACCTGCTCCATAAATAGTATAAGTTAATGTTTGAACACCAGCAGGAACTGTAAAAGATGTTGTTCCAGCAGAAGTTATATCTTGTGAACCTGCTTCATATAAAACAGATTTCCAAGTACCAGCGTCTTTTACATATACATCAAGACAGCTTTTCCAGCTGCCTCCATCTTTAATATATATTTCTTGAAGTTGTTTCCAAGAACCGCTGTCTTTAATATAACTCGGCATTAACTACTCACTTTATACCAAATATCTCCATCACTTCCACCACTAGGTGCAGAAGTTGATACTGTTCTAGTTCCATAACCATTAGATGTTGATGATATATCTAATGCTCCACTATTATGTGTAAGCCCTGTACCTGCTGCATTTGTAATTGCAGTACCTACAAAAGCAGTTGTTGCTACTTGTGTAGTATTTGTACCAGTAGTTGCTGTAGAAGCACTAAAAGATTCAGCAGCATCTCCATTTACATCTGCTTTTGTATTTACAGCAGTTTCAATTAATTCAAATTCATCATCAAAGTCATCACCAGATATAATTTTTTCTGGGTCTGAGTCAGATAAACTATCTTTGCCTTGCCAATAACTTGACCTTCTATTGTAATCACTCATCGTATTTTCCCTTGTTTATACAATAAACTCATGTCTTGTAATGATGCTACATATCCTGCTGTCACACCAATCATTTCTATCGCTAATGTTTTAGCACTTCTTGATAGTGGTATATTGTATTCTTTTAAAGAGTAATATGGAGCGTATTTAGCAGCACCATACAATGCTGTACTAGAACCCCACAAAAAGTTTGTTCCACTAGGTACTGGATTTAATTGAAATGTTTGTGTACTAGCTGCTTGTGTACTATAGTCTGTGTACCATTTAACTGATACAGTTGCACCTTGTCCACCTTCAATAACTGCTTTCATTTCTTTAAGTAAAGATGCAATAACACCTTCACCTAAATCAACCCATATTGTTTTTAATGTTCCAGTATATGAAAAATTATTAGATGAGCCACCACTTACATATTCAGTATCGTAGTATCCTTCATATTCACAAATAGAACCTTTCTTTTGACCAATTAATAAATCAAATCCATTTGTATAAATTAAAGAAGTTGGCTCTCTGTTTGAGTTAAAGGTCCATTTAGTTATTCTAGGAACAGAACCAAAATCAGACGGGACTTTATGTTTTAAGTCAAATACATAAGTGACATTTAAATCAACAAAAGATAGTAAATAAATACCTTCGTTTTCTACATATACACCTTTAACATTATTTGTATTATCAATTAAACGAATAATAGTATCTGTTATGTTTCTTGATAAATCTTGTAATGGTACTTTGTCTTTTTGAGATGTTCTGTAAAGTGACCTTAATCCTGTTTTTGATAGAAATAATAAATCATCACCAACATTTACAATCGAATCTCTAGATACACAACCAACACCTCGTATTACTTCGTCTAATATAAAATCATTAGCTTTTGGGTCTGTAGGATTATTGTAAATAGCAATATTATTTTCACCAAAAAATACAATCTTTCCATAAAAAGGTGCAATACCCACAATAGTATCTTGACCCCATACTGTTTTTAAATCTAAATAACCAGCACCAGATGTACCCCACTTATGTGCAAGTAATAAATCTGAATACCATACTACATTGTCATTTTCCGTAATACCTCCAGCCCATACACGACCATAAAACCCCAATGCACATGATGGGTCAAATGTAGTCCAAGAACTATTACCACTAAATGCAGAATTGTTTTCTAATAAATCCCATGTACCAGCAGTTTTGTTATATTCAAGCGGTGCATGACCACCTTGAACAGCGTATAAATTTTCATTAAACTTAATAAATTGCCAATCATCACCAGTAATGCCAGTTAATCCAGTACTTGTATATGATGCGTCTGGTGTTGTAAAGTCTATTTTATAAACTTGTGTGCCTATTCCAGCAAAATATTCATAAGTAGAACCATTTTGAAATTCAACCAATGAACCTATAGGCAATGCTGTTGAGCCTGAACCATAAGTATTTGCAAGTATTTTTTGTTTTAATCCCTTACGAAAAGATATACGACCAGATTCTCTAATAACTATGTTTTCTGCTTTAGTTAAAAAAGAAGCGTCTAATGACGCTGGATTTGATTGAGTGTTTAATCCGTTAAGACCAATATTATCTAATGACTTAAATTGTATTTGTTTAGCCATTCCAATTTCTGTGTGTTTCTGTTACAAAAAAATCAGATTCAAATTGAGTATTACCACCATCAATAATAATAGCTTGTCTTAATGCTTCTTTAAATTCATCTGCTGCAATACCTTCTTGTAAACCGCCATCTTCACCTCGTTCAGAAATTGCTCTAGCCCATGCACCAAGTATGACTGGTTGTGCTGGTATAGATAATTCTGTTGATGCAGTTGTTAATGTGTCTTGATACTTTACAACATCAAAAGTAATTGTATCTGCTGTATTTGGTTTAGGTTCAAAATCTACTTTTAAATTATTACTAGAATCTACACCATTAAATGCATAGTAAAGTGGCTCACCATCTGTTTCTGTAGGATATATATGGTCATTCATATATTGTTTAGATGCTTGTTGCAATCTACGACCAGTTGTTCTATTAACCACATCTAATACTTTTATTTCTTGACCAGAAGATAATGAGTAACTTCTTGTACCATTAACTGTAGTAACACTAACTGGCGTTCTTAATACTAACCAATCATGATATGTTTCAATATTTCTTTTAGAATCATTAATCAAAGAACCAATTAACTTTTGGTAATCTGATACAGTTGCACTATCATTAATATTTCCAGACCAATCAGTAGGAATAGTTGCTTCCCTTAATCTGATTAATACTTCGTTAATTAATTCTCTGTAAGTCATGCTATTCTCCGATTTAGCACATTATAATATAAAAATCAAGACCTTCTCTGCCTTCTTTCTTTCATACCTTGTTTAGCTAAATATGCTTTATATGCAGATGTAGCTTTTGCTTTTGTTGTGTAAATACATTTACCACTACCAATTCTATAATTTCCGTTTGCACATTTAATTACTGGCATTTTTTACATTTACTCCCACTATCGTTGCTAAATAACTTATCTGCTAGTTTGTAAACTAAGTTACGCATACCAAATATAACTAAAACCAAAACAGTTAGTATTGTTGTGTACCATTCTGGTGCTTCTGCTAAATTAGTCCAAGCTTCTTTCATTGTCATTTCACTAAACAAAGGTGTGACAAAATTAACAACCACAGGTAGTGAAAACACCATAACAATAAACTCATCTTTCCATGAGTTTTCCATAGATTCTTCTTCAATCTTTTTTATTTCTATTTCTTTATCCATTACATTGCTAATGGGTTAGAGTTTCTATTATCAATCTTGTTTTCTGCTTTTTCAATATCTCTCATAAGATTTGATATTTTAGAATCTAGAGCATTTATTTTTTCTTTCATGCCAACAATAGACTCAGAGTTAGTTTTAACTTGATTAGTCAAATTAGGTCGTTCTTGTAGTTTAATAATTGCATCTGAGTTTGCAGTTACTCGACCACTCATAGGTGCATCATCATATTCTGGTGTTTTTTCGTGTGCTAATGTTTTAACTTCTGCAACATCATCAAGCATATTTAGATACTCTTGATAAACTACCATACCTGCCCAAATAAGACCAGATACTGCTACAACAATAGTAACAATCCATTGTGCAGACATTTTTTTACCAGCTAATGCTTCTTTAATAAAATTTAGTATTGCTTCCATACCAATTGTTTTCCTTATAAAAATCTATAT